GGGGTCCTCGGCCGAGACGACGCTGCCGATCACCCGCATCATCACCGTTCCGGTCCCCGTGCCGTTGATGGTCAGGTAAAGGTGCGGGGCAGAATAAACGGTGCTGGCGGTTTGGGTGAAATACCTCCGAACGGCGGCTTTTCGGTTGGACAAGGCCGATAGCGGCACGGCCGCCGACAAAAGGCGACCGCCGCCCCTCGCGGCGTCGAGCGTGCGGACGTCGATGGTCACGCTGCCCGGATTGCCGCCGCGGTGATCGAAAAACACGATCTCGTTGAGGACATACTTGCCCTGCGCCCAGATCGGCACGACCAGATTGGCCGGGTCGCTGCTGGCGAGGTCGATGAGGGCGCCGCCGATGGCATCGACCGAGACGAGGTGCCCGCCGTCCCGGCTCAGCCGCAGCCGGCCGGATGTGGTCAGCCGGGACTGACGGGTTGCCGTCTGGGCGGCCGCGATGCCGCCGCGCGAGGCTCGGGTGATGAAACTCATGGCGTCACCGTCTGGTAGCGTTGGATCAGGAGCCCGGCCGCCTGCAGGCGGGCCCGGACAGGTTCGTATTTCAGCTTGGCGAGAGGGACCCCTGACACGACAGACTCGACGGCCATGTGCCCGACCGCCTCGGCCACCGCGCACAGGAACGGCTCCAGCCGGATGGCCTGGAAGGCCAGCTCGCTCGATGAGACGCCCCAGCAGACCGCGAGGTTGTCGCAGGTGCCGACCGGAGCCACGACCGCGCGCATGGGAATGCCGAACGTCGAGTAATTATCGGCACGCACCTCGTCGCCGTCCGCGTCGATGAAGGGCTGCACCTCGGGCGAGCCCTCGATCTCGTTGCCGCCATAGGGCAGCGCCCAGATCGACTTGGCCTTGCTGTCCATGAAATACGCCCCGCAGGCGATCTGGTCGGGCCAGTTGGTGCGATAGGCCACGTTGCGATAGGTGACGGTCGCCTGGCCGATCAGCCGGCGCCCCTCGCGCTCGTAAAGCTCGGAAGGCCAGCTGGGCATCAGGATGTAATCGGATTGCCATTCGTCGGCGCAGAGGCCGAACTGGGCAAAGCGTCCCCGAACGGCCTCGGAAACCCGCGGATCGTTCTGGAACGTGTAGAGGCGGCCGGCCTCGCGATAGGCGAGCTGTTCGCGGATCTCGTGCCGGCGCCGATCCGAATCGGTCAGCGTGAATTCCCAGGACATCGAGCCCCGAATGTCGCTGCCGTTGGTCAGGAACTTGCCGGGGAACTGTTCCAGCTGCGCATAGCTGTCGGCATAGTTGGCCCAGCCGATCTGCCGCTGCAGCGTGGTCAACTGGTCCCACGTGTCGGCCAGCGCGACCTGCGCCTTCGCCTCGTCGTAGAAGCCGCAGCGCCGCAGCGGGCTGAACGCATAGCTGCGGGTCAGGATGCTCATGCCGTGCCCCTGGGAGTTCTGTGGGGCGTTGCCGATGATCACCTCGTCGTCAAAATCGCTGGCAACATATCCCGGCGGCTGCGGGAAGCCGATATTGTTCGGCCCGGCCTCGTTGGTGATGCAGTTGCGATAGCCCGTCGCCATCAGCCGCCGATCCGCCTGCCCGAAATGCTCCAGCGGCGTCCATCCGGCATATTTCAGCAGATCGCCATCGGCATCCACGGCCGGCACCACAGAGGTGAAATTGCTGTGGTAGGGATAGAGCACGCCGGCATAGGGCCATTCGTGGTATTCGTCGGCGTCCTCGCGGCCGATCCGGTGCGGCACGCTGGCCTTGAGCACCAGCCCGCTGTTGTAGGACGCGTCGAGGAACGCCGTGGCCTCATAGCTGTCGCCCTCGGCCGGGGCGCCCGACAGCCAGGTGCAGGGCTCGGTGCGCACCACGGTGATGCGCGTGGCCCGCTCGTCGGTCGAGGACGCCACCTGTCCGTTGACCTGCCGCACCTCGTTGCGCTTGACCTCGACAATCGTCTCGCGCAGCCGCAGGGTGATGTTCGGCTCGGCGGCGATCATGTCGGTCAGCACGCCGAGCGCCTGGTGCGGCTCGAAGTTCCAGGCCAGCCGGGAATGGGCATTGAAGCCGGTCTGGGCGACGATGGCCGAGGTGAACTCATCCACCACGCCGCGCCAGTTCTTGAAGTCCAGGGGCGGGTCGCCGATCCCGAGGCCGCCGGTCACCATGCCGCCGATCCCATTCTCGGGGGCCTGGATCACCACGGTCAGGCCGGCACGGGCGCAGACGATGGCGGCGAAGATCCCGGCCGGCGTCGCGCCGTGAACGAAAACGTCAGTCTGCATCAGAGCGCCTCGATCTGCTTGAAGTATCGCGACATGGCGGCCTGGGCGGCCAGCATCTGCACCGAATTGAGCGAGCGACCGAGCATCGCGGCCCGCACGGTGCCGGCGAAAAACTTGCTCACGCCGCCGTTGCTGTTGGTCGCGCCCATAAAGGCCGGCCGGTTGGGCAGGAAGTTGATGGCCTCGCGCATCTTCACCTCGCCCGAGGCGCCGGGGCCATACATGGTGTAGCGATCCAGCGCCGAGCGGGAGACCCCGACGAAACCGATATCCGCCAGGTTCTCGAGCAGGTCGGTGGCGGAACTGGTCATCCAGCCGACGCCCGCAACCGTGGTGGTGAAGCGGGTCGGGTGAAGCTCGAACCCGCCATCCCCCAGCGCGGCCCGCTGCGTGCCGATGGGCAAGCGCGTGGTCCAGACCGCGGCGGCAACGGAGGACGGGGCGCCGCCGCCGATGAACGTATTCAGGTTGACGCTGGTGTTGTGGTAATCGTCCACGCCGTCATAGACAAAGCCCTGCTTGGCCGAGAAGGCCGGTGCGCTGCCGCCGACCGTCATGACATTGGACCCGGACCAGTTGACCAGCGCCGCGCTTTCCGCATGGGCTGCGGTGACGAAGAGACCGCCCATGCGCGACAGGATGCCTTCGCGCCGCAGCGCCGAGTAGAGCCGGCGATAGGCGTCCTGCCAGGGCAGGTTCGGCATCGGCGCGCCTGCCGAGACCATGCGGCTGATGAGCCCCTGAAAATCCGTCTCCCAGTTCGGGTTCGGCTCATGCAGCGGGACCGAGAACGTGCCTGCCACATCCGCCGACGCGGTGGCGATGACATAGATCGGCGTCGCCGGGATGGTGTCGAGGTCCAGCGCATCGCCCGGGCCGAGCGGCAGCACGCCGGCATCCGTGACTGTCACCGGGGCGATCCCGAAGGCCAGGCCGACGGTCGCAATGTCGCTCTTGTTCACCAGTTTCAGATCCGTCACCGGGCCGGCGGCCACCAGAACGGCAGCGGAAGTGGTCGCCGTCGCGGCGAGGGCATAGGTCGTCATCGGTTGCTCCTGTTGAGATGCGCCGGTTTCGATGGCCGCGAGGCGGTCCACGAGATATTGCAGGGTCTGGGAATTCAGCCTTGCCGTGGCCGCGGCCTCCTGGGCCCGCTCGTCGGCAAGGGTGGCAAGGATCCGGTTGTCAGCATCGGCCGCGCGCATCTCCGCGTGGATGCCATCGATGGCGGCCAGCAGGTCGGACCGGGACACGTCGTTGAGGATGCGCCAATGCCCCGAGGCGCCGCCGACCAGCCGCCGCAGGATCAGGACGCGGTTCGGCTGGATATACCCGGCTGGCAGCTCATTGCCGCTGTTGTCCAGCACGCGCCGCGTGGTGTCGCCGGAAACCGCCAGCGTGACGTTGCCGGTATTGGCGGCGGTGGGGACCAGGATCGCGGCCGTCTGGTTCGTGATCGTCACCCCCGACGCCACCGCGAGCGGATGCAGGTCGGCGGTGATCGCGTCGCCAGTCCCGGCTACGTTGACCAGCGGCACCAGGCTGGAGATGCCGAGCAGCGTCAGGATATCCTCCAGCGCCGACGGGTCGCCCATGGTCTGGGCGAGGGTGACCAGAAGCGCGCGCAACTCGGCCTTGATCAGGTCATGCACCCCGGAACGGGGATCACCGATAGGCGGGGGATGTCCAACCGGTTCATTCGGCTGGCCGTCCCCCGTGTAACGCTCGAAGTCACGAAGGACGCGGTTGATATCGTCTACTATAGGCATGCCGCCCCCATGCAAAAGCCCGCCGAAAGGCGGTCGGATCGAAGAATTTCGGAACGTCAGAACGTGACGTAGACAGGCCCCGCCGGGGCGGATGGAACGCCGGACGCGTTGATGGTCACCGCCCAGTAATATTGCGCACTGGGCGGAGGCCCGATGATCGAGAACTGGTCGTTATATCCGGCCGGTTGCCCCTCCAGGCCGTCCACCGTCGCAATCAGGTCGGCGGTTTCGAAGTCGTTCGAAATGTTCCGCCAGATCTGGGTCCGGTAGAAGTTCGCCGTTGGGTTGATCCAGCTGAGATTGGCAGTGCGACCGCTGCCCGCCCCGGCGAAATCGCTCGGCGGATCGGGGACAACGGGATTGGCGGTCACGGTGATCACGCCGGCCAGCACCCATTCCCCGCCCCGACGCCAGCGAACGCGAACCGTATAGGTCTCGCCGTCATCCAGGACGCCAGATTCCGCCCGGTAATTGTCGGCAACCATCTCGATCCAGGTCGGCTGAGGATCGGGCCACGGCCCGACTGCCGTATAGGTGCCTTTCGCCAGCTGGGCGCGCAGTTCCAGATCGTTCCGGCCCGGATCGTTCACCCGCACCGCCAGCCGCACGCCGCGAACGCCCCCCGAGACGTTGACGATTTCCTGCGTCAGGCTGATGCCGGACAGCGGCGGCAGGCCGCGAACAGGAATGACCAGCTCATCGATCCCGGGCGGCAGCGGCTTCTCTTCGGTCGCGGCGTTCCAGCCATAGGGGTTCTCGATGCTCGCCACCCCGATTTCGCAGGTCGCGGTCGGGATGTCGAAGCTGTGGCTGGTCACCTCGAACACGCCATCGAGGCCGTATTCCGGCGCCGCGACGCGGATTGTGTGGATGCCGTCGCCCTTGGGGAACCGGGCCTTCATGCCCACCAGGTTGGTGCGGATGGTGCCGATCTGCGCCCTGCGGTCCTTTGCGAACTTGATCTTCATGAGCCGCTGCAGCTGTCCGCTGGCGGGGCACATGTCATTGTCGAAAGGCTCGATGCGCTCCTCCTGCGTCGCAAGCGCGGCCTCGTCCCGAAGCTCGCCCACCTCGGTCGGCTGATAGGCATGGGCGGGGCTGACGAAGGATCCCTTGAGGATGTTGTAATCGGTGAACGGGTCGAAACCGTCCTGCATCTCGATGGACAGGATGTCGTCAGACGTGATCGTCACGTCCGGCTCCGACCATGCCCCGCCAAGAATGCCGATCTGCCCCTCAGCCGTTTCGTAGATTTGGCCGTCGCAGGTCGCCAGCATCCGCGCCGTCACATCCTTGAGCGCATCGTCCAGGCTGTAGAACCCGCATAGCCGGTAACGCGGCTCCGTCCCGCCGGCCGCCAGGGGTACAGCTTCGGCGCAAAGGTCCGCGAATGTCTGCCAGGATGCCGTGTCGAGCCGAGCCGCGGGGATGTTCCAGCCATCGGGATGCGTCAGGAGATCGCGGATGCACAGCCCGGCATTTTCGGAATAGACCATGTTCCCGGCCATGTTCCGGACGCGCGAGGCGCGCACCTCGGCCTGCACCGCGGTATAGGCCCCCTTCGGATAGATCTTCTGGAAATCCTCGTCCGGCGGGTCGCCGAGGATGACGTAGAAGGTCGCCTGTCCTTGCAGGCGATGATCCGACGTCCAGAGGGCCGAAAAGCCCGACAGGTTCGGCGCCGGCTCGCTGCTGTAATCGCCGCCGGCGCCGGCCCCATCCCTGAAGCGCAGCCAGGTGTATTGGTCGCGCCGGTTCTGGCCGTCGAGTTCGACCGGCTCGCCATCGACCCAGAACCGGATCAGGCCGTCAACCTGGCCGTGATGCATGACGATCACCTGATGCAGGCGGCCGTCGTCGGCCTCGAAAAGCGCGCGCTGGCCGCCCAGCAGATTGCGGCCATAGGCCCGGATGCGCGGCGCATCGGTCTGGCTCAGCGTCGCCTGCACCTGCTGGCGCGGCATCTTCGGCTGGGTCAGCGCCGATCCGGCCACGGCCCAGAGCGCACCCTTCCCGGCGGCGATGATCGCCGCCGACACGGCCGGAGAGAGGCCGAAAACCGTGACGGAGCCCCACGCTGCCCCTGCGGGCAGCATGGCAATGATAGCCGAGAAGATTGCCATTATTTGACCCAAGCCCTTTCGGTCAGGCGGTAGCCGAAGCGCGACAGGTCCAGCCCGTCCGCGCCGGTGGACAGCTGGATGAGCCTGGCGCCGTGCGCCCGCGCCCAGCCTTCGAAAGCCCTCAACAGGGCCAGCCCCGAGCGGTCCCGCGAGAACCAGCCGTGCTCAACCGCAATCGGCTCCGGATTGATGATCGTCGGCCGCAGCGAGCCGGCGATGAAACCGCCATCCGTGACGAAAACCACTCCGCGCTGATCGGCCAGCAACCCGGCGACCGTTCGCGCCGTCCATGCCCGGTCAACGAGGACGGGGCCCTGAACGGCCGAGCGCAGATCCTCGATCATGTCCACGATGCGCAGCACGTCGGCTGCGGCAGCCCGCCTCACCCGCGCCATTTCGTCTCGTATCCGTTGGCATAAAGCGGCAACCGCTCCAGGCCGCGGTCGCCGGGATAGCGCGCCTTCTGGTCGGAATCGGTCCAGCGGCCGCGCGGCGCGGCATTGCGCCGGAAGAACAGCCCTTCGCATTCCACGCGGATCGTCCGCTGGGTCGGCCCGCTCGCTGCCCAAGGCATGCGCTGCATGGTGCCGCTGTAGAGCGCCATGGGTGAGCCGACGGGATCGCCTGACGCGATCTCGCCGCCGCCCGGGGTGAAGGCCGCCATGGTGACATTGGCAAAAAGCTGCAGGTAGACGGTCACGGGCCGGTCGCGCACCCGGCTCTTCGCCGCGAGGGCCAGACCCAGCATCTCGGGCGTCGCCGCGACCTCGAAGGTCACCTGCTCGGCAGATACCTGATATGTGGAGCTGATCGGGCTGACATTGATCAGGTCCCCCAGCCCCTGCCAGGTCTGTCCATTGACGGAAAGATCGCCGAAGCCGGTCCACCAGCGTTTCGGCGCATCGAGGAAGTCCATATGGACCAGGACCGCCTGTCCGATCCGGCCCGAGCGCAACACCTCGTCCGGGATCGCCAACAGGTCTTCGCGCGCGCCCATCAGATCGCCTCTTGGAAGTTGACCTGAACGACGGGGAGCACGTCCAGGGACTGGTCGAACACCCCTTCGCTTTCGGTCGTGAACCGCATCTTGCAGACCGGCTTCTCGATCTCGACCCGCGTGCCGGCCGCAACCGCGACCCGAAGCGGCGGCTGGAACATCAGGCGATGGGCGCCCGGGGCGGGCTGCCAACATGCCTGCACGCGGTGCAGCCTTTCGCCGATGCTGAAGAACTGCCCGGGCCGGAGGCCGGTGGTATCGTTCAATGTCACATCGATCTCGGTCGCACGCAGCGGCGCAGCGGCCGCGACGACGACGCGATCAATATCCGTGCTGGCGAAGCCGAAATGATCCCACGTCTGTGCGCCGCGCAGGTTAGCGACATCGCAGAACGCCAGGTGATGACCGTCCCGGTCACGCGGCCGCCACCGATAGCGCGCCGGCACGAGCGTCGTGCCGACCATGCCTTCCATCTGGGCCAGGAACGCCTGCCATTGCAGCTGCGCCGCCTCGCGCCGGATCGCGAACGAACAGGTCGCCATCCACCGGCCCCGCATCGTCGGCACGATGGTCTCGGTCCCGCTGATGCTTTCCTGCGGTTCAAGGCTCATGCCGACCGGCCAGAACTGCACGGCCTGCCAGAGCAGGCGATGGGGGAACGTCGCCTGCATCAGGCCCTCCGCCGTTGATGATCGGACAGGACGGCCGGCACCTGCGCCAGGATCTGGCGGCCGGCGCGGGCGATCTTCGCGTCAAGCTCGCGGTCGCCAGTGGTGCCGCGCAGATCGATGGACAGGCTGACGGTGGTGTTGCCGCCGGAAGATCCCTGCCCGCCGCGCAATGCGGCCTGCGCCTGCGCCACGCTGAGGATGCGCCCGTTGACCGCTGGAACGAAAGGCTCTGGGCCCTTCTCGCCGACCACATAGGCCTTGCCGGCCTGGACGGGGCCGCCGGCCGCGCGAAAGCCGCCGAAGATCTTGCCCAGCACATTGCTGAGGACGCCGCCGCCACCGCCGCCGGTCGCGCTGAACTGGTCGACCAATGCGGCCCGGATGCCGGAGCGGAGGATGTCGGCCGCGATCTGCTTGAAAACCTGCGCCAGACCGTCGCGAAGGCTTTCCCCGGCCACCAGCGCGCCTGCGAAGGCGTCGGCGATGCCGTCGATAGCCTGCTCGAACTGCTGCTGCGCGATCTCTGCTCTCGAAAGCTGATCGGCCAGATGGCCGATATGCACGGCCTGTTCGGCGATGTTCTTGCTGGTCTTTTCGTCAATCAGGATGCCGGCCTTCTTGGCGGCGTCGAGCATGGCCCACTCGGAACGCAGACGGGCGGTTTCCTCGACGGACTTCCCGACCAGGACGAGCTGGCGTTCCAGGTTCTCGATTTCCGCCCCGGCGTCCTCGAAAATATCGGTGACGGTTTTGCCGCCTTTCGAGCGGCCACCGCCTGCCTTCGTTCGCCCGCCGCCGCCAGATGCCCTCTCGGCCTTGCCCTCGGCCGCGCGGCGCGCGTCTGCAGCGGCCTGTTCGATGGCAAGCTGCCTCGCCTGTTCCTCGGTGATGACCGCTTGGGAGGAGGCGGCATCTTTCATGATTTGCGCCGTGCGCTTCTCGATATCCTGCTGTTCCCGGCTTAGAGCATTGCGCCGACGCTGCTCGTCCAGAAATGCTTGGGTGGCTGCGCCCTCTTTCTCAAGCGAGGTATCGCCATCGGATGCAGCGCCGCCGCCGGTAACGACGCGCAACGCGACGGTGGCCGCGACAGCCTCAGCGCGAAGCGCCCCGAGCCGGCCGATCACCGCATCGATTGCGGCTATCGCGCCTTTGAAGCTTGGGTTTTCGGCACCCAACGCAGCAATGGCCGCGCGGGCATCCTCGGCAGATTCCTCGCCGTCTACGAACTTCTGGATAATGCGATCCATCGACGCCACAATATCTGCGTCGAGTTGGCCTGTATCAGCCATCCGATCAAGATGCTCTCGCAACCGGATTAGTTGCTCATTAGCCGCCTCAATGCTGGGAGACGCGCCCATCATTGTTAGGGCTGCCTCGGTCGCAATGGCCGCACGCGCAACATTGTCCAGCTCTCGAAGCAAGTCCTGCGCTGGCTCGTCTAGCTTTTTCCGCGATATATCCGACAGACCATCCAGCAATTGCGCAGCGGAGATATTAGTTTTCTGATATTCTGTTGCGAGTTCTCTAGCTGTTTGTAGCGCTGAAAGGCTTTCGCGGGACAATGCAGAGAACATGAACCAGCGTTCCTGCTTATTAATATCTCCAATTATTCTCCCAATGTCACTGAAATCGCCAAACACTTGAGAACTGAACGAATATTCACCCCGAAGGTTATTAAGACCTCTTTTCAGGCGCTCAATGCGTTCCAGTTGATCTTCGGTTCCAATACCGTCAGCAGCCTCGGCAACTTCCTTAAGCGCGCTGGCGGCATCAGGCGAATAAAGACCCATGTCCCGCAGCTCTTCGCGCAGCGCCCGGCTGCGCTCTTCCGCCCTTGCTGCCGCGTCGGAATAAAGGAAAACTCCGCCGGCAAGCAGTCCGCCGATGGCCATGCCCAGCGGCCCCGCCGCCGCGCTCAACCCCCCGATTGCGGCTCCGACACCGGCCATGGAGGTGGCAGCGCGCAGCGCTGCGCCGAACTTGACCAGCACCCCGGTGGCGGCGCCGAGATTGGCGATCATGCCGCTGATCGACCTGCCAAGCATACCTGCCGCCAGCACGGCGGCCAGTTTCAGGCCGGCATCGGCCACGGTGTCGAAATTGTCGGCGATGATCGTCAACGCCTCGCCGATCCGCCCGGACATGCCGACCGCGTCATCCGCACGGCCGACATATTCCAGCAGCGCATTGTTCAGGAGCATGAAGCCGTCCTGAATGGTCGCGGGCATTTCCGCAGCCTCCGCTCGCAGCTTCTCCATCTCCTTCGAGATGCCGAGGATCTCCTTTCTGCCGATCTTCCCTTCCTGGCCCAGCTTGCGCAGCTCCATGGTCGTCACACCCATGGAATCGGCCAGGGCTTGCGACACCCGACCGCCGGACTCGATCACCGTATTGAGGTTGTCGCCCTGCAGAGAGCCCAATGCCATGGCCTTCGACAGGGCACTCATGACACGCTCGGCGGTCTGGCCCTTGGCGCCGGACACGACCAGGGCGTTGTTCAGGCTTTCCACGAAATCCAGCTGGCGATCTGTCGAAACGCCGAGTTCGGTCAGCGTGGTCGAGAAAGCCAGGTATCCCTCGGCGGTCTGGCTGAGGTCGGAATAGGTGCGGCGGGCCATCTCGCTGACCCGCTGCATGACCTCATTCCCTTTTTCCATGCTGCCGGCCGCCAAGTTCACGCGGCTGGTCAGATCAGTCCACTGCCCGGTCATGCGGATCAGTTCCCGGCCGCCCAGGGCGGCCGCGATGCCAGTAAAGGGCGCAATCAGCGACTTGGCAGCCCGCGAGCCGATGCCGTCCAGATTGCGCTGCATCGCCAGGAAACGCTTCTCGATGTCGCGCGCTTGCCGGTTCGTCACGCCAACGGCCTTGCGCATTTCGCGCTCATAGCCCTTGATGTCAGCAGAGAGCTGGACAACCAGCTTTTCGAGATCGGTTGCCATTAAGGACCTCTGAACACCATGAAGATATTGAATGCCGTCGCCGCGATCTGCGTTATTCTATATGTCGCAGACCATTTCGCCCGAGAGATATACGTCGGCTACAAAGCGCGGATGATTGAGCAGCAAATGCGATCCGAGGATCTACGCAAGGAGCTGAAAGGGATGGGGCTTCTTCGTTAACCCATCCTCTCCATGATCCCTTGCCAAAGATCATCCTCGTCCTGCTGCGACATGGGCTGATGCTCCTCCGAGGTGTTGGCGGCGATCCAGCCTGCAACGGCGGCGCTGAACTCCCACCAGCTGCATCGCTTCACCTCGGAGGGGCTCATGCCGGCGGCGAGCCCGTTTCCGAAGACGTCCGCGAACCTGATCTTGCCCCGCGGGAGCGGTTCGCGGTCTTCTTCCTTCCCGCCCCGGGCTTTTTTGGCTCATCATCCGGCGCGCCGGCCAGCGCCACGCCAAGGACCGCATAGGCCGTCTGGATGTTTTCGTTCAGCTGGCCCGGCCCGACATAGGCCCGGACCTTTTTCATGGCCTCCACCGCTGGCATGCCCCCGCCGATGAGGCCCAGCCGGATCGGCTCGATGACATAGCTGGCATTGGCGTCCTTGGGCGGAGCGAACCCGGCCGCCCGGGCCAGCAGCGCGGCCTCCAGCGCCCATTGGATATACCAGGGGCCCGCATCGCATTTCTCTTGCAGCTCGGCGAGATGTTCGATCTTGAGGGCGAACTTATATGTTCCGTCCGCCCAATCGAGGATGGTTTCAGCGGAACGGGTCATTACACACCCGGCGCCACGGTGCGGTCATATTCGATCTCGCCATCCGACTGCATGGTGACGGACACCTGCACCCGCTCACCGTTCGAGCCGGTGATCTCGAAGCTTTCGAGGTGGAAGTTGCCGGTGTAGATGTCGGAATCTCCGTCGGGATACTCCAGCTCGACCTCGCATTCGATGCTGTCGCTGCTGGCCAAGGCCGCCTCCCAGGTCGGAACCGCGGATTTCGCGAGAACGCCCGAGCCGCTGATGGTGGCGGACATGCTCTGCACATCGCGCACCGACCACGCCGGCGCATCGGGATCGTCACAGTCCGGGATCGGCACGTCGTTCAGCGTCTTGTTGCGGCTGAACGACTTGGATGTGAACCCGCAGGGCGCGACGAACTGCGGCGGATCGCCCCCATCCGACAAGCGGACGAAGAACTTGCCGAACTTCACGGTAACCGGTTTTGCCATGATTGGCCTCCATGAAAGGAAAGCCCGCACGACGCGGGCAGGATGACGGCCTCATGGCCGGGTTTCGATTGCCGTTATTGGCCGGCGGCCACCTGACGGGCAGCGTCGCGGACAGCCTTGCGGACCTTGCGGCCTGCGGCCTTCCTGTTCGCGCGCCAGGAAACATAGAAGAACGGCTGCGCAGGCATGCTGCGGGTGCCGAATTCGACCCATCGGGCATAATAGGCATCGTCAGGACCACGGGACTTGTCGCGTGATCCGGCGTAGATCGTGATCGTCAGGTCGCCGCCGACGCCTGCGCCCTTCAACGTCGCAACGACCATGGAGCCCTTCGGGGCCTGCCCCCAGGTCCAGCCGATGCTATCGCGCAGAGCGCCTGCGCGGCGGCGGGCATCGGGCTCCTTGAGCACGGGGACGAGGCTTTTCATCATGGCGACGGTCTCTTCCGCCGCCTCGGCCATCTTGCTGCGGATCTGCTCTTTCGCGACCTCAGGAAGCCGTTCCAGCTTCCTCTGCAGCCTCGCCAGCCCCAGCACCGTCGTTCCTCGCGCCATCGCGCCTCTCCTTTGCTGGATCGGTAGACCGTGCAGCCGCGCCCGCCTGAACGGCGGCAGCGGCACAGCGGCGTGTCACGTTCAGCCGCATTCCTGGGCTGTAGCGGATCGACACATGGGCGGTCGGCCGCCAGCGGAATGTCCGGGAAAACTCGACCCAGGGCATCAGCTGTCCTCCTCGATATCTGCCTCGACCTGCACCACGCCATGCACCGACACGCCGTCGGGATCATCCATGACGCGAACCAGCGTCACGCGCAGCGGGTGCATGGTCAGCGCGTCGGTGTCGGCCCAGCCTTTCAGTGCCGCGGCCACATCATCGGTCAGATCCTCGCAGACCCCCTTGTCCACATCGCCCGTCTCGTCGCGGGCGCTGTCCCAGATATCGACCTGCACGGTGGTCAACCGGGCCTCGATGCATTCCGCGTCGTCGTCGATACCGTAACTCGCGCCCATGGTGACATAGGGCACGGGCGTATCTTCGACCGCCTTGTCATAGACCCGGCCCTCGAATGCGGGCACCTGATCGATGATCCGATCCATGATCAACCGCCGGAGGATGCGGCCCGCCCTCATGGCTGAGCCTCGACCAGCATGTCAAAGCAGGAGGCGTCCTTATCTTCGCGGGGATGCTCCTTCAGGTCATAGAGCCGATTCGCGATCCGGACCCGCCATTTCGCATTCACCTCGCGCGCTCGCGCGCTGGTGTGGATAGTGACGATGGCAGGCGTTCGCGCGGCCAGCCTCGCCTGCATGACCTGTTCTCCGCCGCGCAGGGGCAGAACCTTGGCCCATGCCCGAAACCGCTCCTCCCAGGACTGGACGATGCGGCCATCCGCATTGCGCTGCTGGACGGGCTCCAGAAAGGCCACGATCCGGTTGAAATCGCCGGCGGGGATCATGTCACACCCAATGAACCTTGAGAGGGGAAAGCAGCGAGCGGACGGCGAAGGGCAGCGTGTCGAAGCGGGCATCCACCGCGACCGCTTCGCGGTTGCGATACCAATGACCGATCAGAAGCAACATCGCAGTCCTGATCGCCGGCCAGACATCCTCGGGGGTCGAGGCCGTGAAGGTGATTTCGACCGCGCGGCCGGGGGGTGCCGTGATGATCACCTCTGTCCAGATGCCGTAGTCCATGCGCCGAATCTCGGCCTCCTGGGGATCGCCCGCTTCGTCCCGCCATACGGCCGCAGTATCGCCTACCCCGGGGAACGGCAGCCGGATGCACCCGCCGCTGCACCCGTCCGCATATGTCAGGCGCCATTCCTGCGGCTGGATGCAGCGCCCGAGCACGCCGCGGATACCGTCAATATGGGCCATGGCGGTGTCGCCCAGGGCGTCGATAAGCTCATCCTCGTCATCGTGAAGGACACGGAGATGGGCCTTGATCTGCTCGCGCGTCATAAAAACGCCTTCCGGGCCGCTGATCCGCTCAAGTTTCACGACTTCGCCTTGTTGTCGGGAACGGTTTTCGCCTTGTTCGGATGCGCGGGCGCCGCCTTGTTCGGAACGCTTTTTGCCGCCTTCTCGGCCAGAACGCCGGAACGCAGCAGATGAGCGACCGAGGACTTATCCGCCTCGCGCGTTTCCCCGGCGACATAGAACCGATCACCGTAATGCTCCCGCAGAACGTCGAACTTCATGGAAACCTCCTATGGTGGCGCGGGGCGGCATTTGCCGCCCCACGGATGTCATCACCGGGATCAGGGCTCTTCCGGCTCCGCCGGCATGATGTCGCCGTAGATGAAGGCCTCGGGCCGGTAGACCGCCAGCGCGATCCGCTCTTCGGCGAGCAGGGTCAGCAGGTTCTTCGTGAAATCGTCGTTCTCGAAGCCCGCTTCGACGCGCGAATCCCAGAGGTCGAACACCTCGGCGCCCATCTGGAAGGCGCCGGTCAGGAACTTGCCCTGCGCCATGGCGGGCGTCTCCACCACCGGCAGGCGCCAGAGGCTGGCAGGCGCATCGCCCTGGGGTTGGCCGATGATGTGGCGGCCGATCTCGTCCTTGGTCAGCTCGATGACTGCCCAGTCGATGGGATTGAGCACATGGCCCGTCGCCGGATAGAGCGCCAGCGCCGCCTGGAGCTGGGCGATGCGGAGCGTATCGATCACAGTCAGCCCGGCAGTCGGAATTCCCGCCGGCACGGCATAGGCACTCGCCTGGGGAATGATCCCATGCAGGTTCTGGCCGGTGCCGTCGCCATGCAGCAGCTGGGTCTCCTCGACAAAGGCCAGGCCCCAGAGCAGGCGATTGTCGATGTGCGAACGCAGCTGCGACACGTCGCTGAGCGCCTGCTTGGAAACCTTCATCCAGTGGGCAATGACCTTGGCCGAGGTCGAGATCAGTTCCATCTGGATGTCGGATTCCGGCTTCTTGACCGTCTCCGCCGTCGGTGCCGCGTTGTTGCGGAAGCCGACCTCGCGAATGTATTCGATCGCAGCGTTGTCGATGCGGCCCTGGGTGATGAGGTCGCGAACCACCAGACGCTGACGGGGCAGTTCCAACACGCCCGGCAACCGGGTGCGATCGGTTGCGGCACCCACAGAGCCCGGCGCATTGGTGGCCGAGGTGGTGATCGTCGCCTTGACCGCGAGATCCGACTTGCCCTGGCGCGGCCGGCCGTCTGCCCAGGACTTGAAGCCCTCGCTTTCGACGAACTGCTCACCGATGGATTTGGTCGACGCACCGTCGCCGCCATCGGCGCGGGCCATCTTCTGAGCCAGTTCGGTGACCTGGCCGGCAAGTTCGTTCATCTTGACGAGTGCCTCATCGGCATCGCCCTTCACTTTTTCGGTCAGGGCCTCGCCGGCCTTGACGCGGCCGAGCGCATCCTCGGCGATGGCCTTGACCTTCTCGATCGCCGCATCCTGTGCAGCCTTGAACTCCGCCGCGAGCTGCTCGGGCGTCTTATGTTCCGACATGGGGAACCTCCAGCAATGATAGGGATGGGCCTCAGCCCGTCAGCGCCTGCAAGAAAGCAAGCTGATCCGCCGCTCTGTCAGGTTCCCCCTGACCTTTCAGGTGGACGCGCGCGGCACGCTCCGCCTGCGAGTTCGAGAGGCCGAAGGCCCCCTTCAGCAGATCCTCGAACTCCCGCTCAGTCAGCCGGTCCCCGGCCTTGAGCTTTTCTGCAACCTCCAGCACCCGCCGTTCGGATTTCACCGCGGCGATGGTGGCGTTCTCGTTGGCGCCGATGCTGACGATCGACACCTCCCGCAAATCCAGCTTCGTGAGCGTCCAGACATCGCGATCCTCGTCCACCTCATAGCCCTGGATGCGGTAACCGATGGAAAGCCCGTCGATATCGCCGGCCTTCAGAAGCTCATAGGCCTCGCGCGCCCGCTGCACGCCCATGTTCAGCTGGCCGGTCACCAGCAGCCCCTTGCCGTCCTCCGCCGCCTTCAGCCATTTCCCGATCGGTTCTCGCGGATCATGCTGCCAGAACATCTTGGGCATGGTGCCGCGCGACGAATGGCTGGCGAGGCTCTCGGAAAACGCACCGGGCGCGATAATGTCGCCATAGCTGTCCGGTTCGCCGCCGAATGTGCTGGCATAGCCTTCGAACTGTCCCTTTTCGCCCAGCGACTTGATGTCGAGGAGCGCAGCGCCTTGCTTGACCTGCATGTCAGACCTCATTGACCTTGCCGCCCTGGATCAGCGCTTCGAGATCCGTAATGGGCACGTTCTGTTTCTGGATGCGCGGCACGTCGCCGCCCTCGACCGCGGGCAGGTTCTCCTTCGCCCGAACCTCGTTGATCGTCAGCCAGCCGTCGTTCAGGCCGGATTTGTAGAAGGCCGCGCGACCCGCACTGTCGCCGCGCAACAGCCCTTCGAGATTGAACTCGATCATCAGCCCCCGACGACGCTCGGCATCGGTCAGCAGCTGCTTGGCCAAGGCCATCTCGATGCGCTTGAGGCGCCGGCGCAGGGTGAACTTCTGGAACAGCAGCACCTGCTGCTCAACACCCGTCGGCCAGGACGTTGTGGCAGAGCTATGCTGGATCATCACCGGCGGGACACCGAAGAACCGGCATATCTCCTCGATCGAGAACCCCCGCGATTCGAGCATCTGCGCGTCTTCCGGGGTCAGGCTGAAGCTCTGCCATTTGACCCCGCCCTCCGCCACGAAGGGCTTGCCGGCGTTGGCAGCGCCGGTGAACTCGGCGACCATGTATTCCCGGGCGATCTTCCGGTTTTCGTCCGACAGCCATTCATCGAACTGCAAGGCGCCGGACGGTTTCAGCCCGTTTCGGAACATCGCCGCCGCCGTGGCATTGGCGGCCATGGCCAGCGAAAACGTCGAGCGTGCGAAGGCGAGCGTGGACATTCCGCCCAGCGGATCGCCCCCGGGACCGCGAATATGCAGCACATCCGCCTCGGTGAGGTCGTATTGCTTGCGATCCTGGGTCCAGCGATACCGCAAGGCGCCGCCGGTCTCGCGCCTGACCGTGACGGCGTCCGGCCGCACCGGGGTGAGGGCGACGATCCTGCCGCCGAGACGATCGATGCGGGCATAGGCATTGCCCCACAACTCGACCGCCATGGTCATGAAATCCCAGAAATCCAGCGCCGTCTGGTCGAAGTTCGGACTGTCATGCAAGACTGAATAGAGCGGGTGATCCCGCATCACGGTCCTCTGCCCATCCTCGCCCAGGACAAAGACCTGTAGCGGAAGCGAGCTGATCGTGCCGGAGAGCAGGTTGACGCAGCCCCAGACCGCCGAAAGCGCCATGCTGGACCGGGCCGAGACTGGCACGCCCGCATCCATGACACCCGGCTGCGGCTGGAAGTCGGTATGGCTGGTCAGGTCCAGAGGCTTCTTGCCATCCGGCAGGCCGAACATCTTGCGCAGGAGCTTCATGCCGACACCAGGCTCTGGAAGTAGGAGTTCTTCCGCCGTCGCTGCTCTTCCTTTGGCGCCCTGCAGAGCGCCACCCCGACCGACATGGCAAGGGAAACCATACCGTCGATCCGGCCGAAGGCGTTCGGCTTGTCGAACATCCGGTGCCCGGTGCGGTTCTCCGCATAGACGACGCTGGCCGCCATGCTGTCGAGGAGCGGGTTCTGATCGATCAAGATTCGCTCCTCGTATATTGCCGCTTCGAGCTTGTTGATGCTGTCGGGCATCCACAGGTAGATTTCCTGCTGCCCTTCGGGTGCCTTCGGGTCCTTTTCGAGGATCCGCTTCTGGAAGCCCTGCGGGTGGATTTCCGCCGGTATGACCGCGCCGATGTCGGTCAGATGCTCCTGGAGCCGCTCCAGGCCGTATTGGTCGCAGCCGATCACCTGCGGGGCGAATTCGGCGTTGATCCGGGCGATGGCATCGGCCAGCCAGGCATATTTCAGCCGGTCTCCGGGAACCGCCTCGATGAACCCGGCGCGCACCCAATCGTCATAGGGCGTCTGATCCATGGCCGCGCGATCGGCGAGCGTGTCTTTCGGCGTCCAGAACCAGGTGTGCGAGAGGAACCGCTCAGCGTCCCTGGTGGCATCGAGCAGCCAGGTCAGGGTGAGCGCGGAGAAGTCCCGCGTCTGGCTGAGGTCGAGACCGCCGAAGCACGGATAACCGGCGTCGACCATTTCGCGCAGATCAACCTTTCCCTGGCATTTCAGCCAGGATTCCCGCTTGATCGCCGCGGTCTGCGCCTGCGTCCACTCGCAGAAGTGCAGCCGGGCGATGCCGTTGCGCTTGCCAGGCATCTTCTTGGCCTGCTCGACCTGCGCCGCCAGCCATTCCTTGGTGATCGTCACGTCCAGGAGCGGGTTGGCCTTGACCCAGCAGGACGGGTCATTCTCCCAATCGTCGCCATCATCGAGCGAGCAGACGAAAGCGAATGTCGAATCGTCTTCGACGATGCCGGCCGCGACGCGCACCGCGTGCTGGTGCTCCTCCCAGCAGATCGACTTGCGATCCGAGCCGCTGTTGGTCGCCATGCAGAGCAACGGCTGCATGCGGAACTTGAAACCGCGCTCCAGCATGTCGATGGTGTCGCGGCTCGGGTGCTCGTGCACTTCGTCGCAGAGCGCACCATGCGGACGCGGCCCGGATTGACCGCCCGATTTGGCCTCGTTGGCGATCGGCTTGAAGAACCGCGTGCCGCCGTCCTTGCCCTTGTAGCTCAGCTGCCAGACCGGGTTCTGTCCATGCGGGGTAATCCGGCTGCTGAGCCGCGGGGACTGTTCCACCATGGCGACGGCATCCTGGAACAGGATCCGCGCCTGGTCCTTCTTGGCTGCCGCCGAGTAGACCTCGGCCCGCGCCTCTCCATCCGCGACCATCAGATAAAGGCCGATGCCGCCGAGCATCGGGCTCTTGCCGTTGCCCTTTCCCTCTTCGTCGTAGAAGCGGCGAAACCGCCGCAGGCCGGTGGCCTTGTGCTTCCAGCCGAAGAGCGATCCGACGCGGAAAGCCTGACTGGGATGGAGCACGAACGGCCGCCCTTCGAACTGTCCGCCGTTCAGGCGCAGGTTGCGTGCGAACCAGGCGATCACCTTCTTGGCGGCGGCCACATCCCACAGCAGGCCGCGGCCCGGGCCTTCGACCAGATCCCGCAGATGGCGGGCGGCCGCGTCCCGGATGTGCGGGCCGGCGACGATCTTGCCATCCGCGACATCCTGCGCCCAGGCGGTAACCGGATCGGCCGCATAGCGGTCCGCGTCAGGTGAAGTCGTCATCACCTTCGCCGAAGCTGAAGCCGAGCTGCCCTTGCGCACCAAGGGCACGTTCCGCCGCCGGCGTCATGCCGAAATCGCTGGCCAGCGCGCGAATCTGCCGCCAGGTCTCGTTCAGCTGCGCGACCTCCGGCCGCGATTTGACCTGATCGCCGTTGCGCGTTTTCGCGGTATAGGTCTCGCCCAGTTCTGCAAGCAGAATCTGGTAATCCTCATAGCGCACGATCGAGCGGCAGAGCTGGACGAACATGAAGATGTTCACCTCGTTCAGCCTGTCCTTGGTCGGATGGCAGAGCGGCGGCGCCAGGCGGTCGTAAACCCAACGCTCCTTGTCCAGCAGCCCTTCCGGCCGAAGCTGGGCGGCGCGGGCGAGCGCACGGGCCTGGAGATTGTGGCCCGCATCGCCATCTTCCCGCATCGGGATGACAGCGCTTTCGGCTGGCCGTCTTCCTCTTGCCATAACCTCTTCCTACCTTGGGCTTTTTCTATCCAATTCCAGCTTTGCGCACAGAAACCTTGGCCGCCGGTCCCCGCCGCCGAGGCCCCCAACTTTCGACCCACCCCCCTCTGTGGTGACCCCCGGGACCGGCCTGCCCGAAAACCGGGCATTTCGGTTCGGATCGCACCCTCGCGGTCATCGGTTCGCCGGGTGGGCCGGATCGAGGGGCCAGCCGTCCGGGCCGCGGGCATTCGAGAACCCTCTGACCTCCTCCCGCTGCTTGACGATGTCGTGGTGGTCCGGGCAAAGGGTCTGCCAATTGCTCCGGTCCCAGAACAGATCGAGGTCGCCGCGATGGGGGACAACGTGGTCCACCACAAGAAAGCGCCGACGCGGATCGGGCTGCGGTTCGCCCGTCGCCTTGAGCGCGCCGTCGTTCAGGACGCCACGCTGGCGACACAGCCTGCAGAGAGGCTCGCATTGCAGATGCGCCAGCCGCGCCTTTCGCCATCGCGCCGTCTTGTAGAGCGCGAAGCGTGACATGAGCGACACCCTCTGCCTGATGATCGACCAGCCGTCCCGCCGCTACAGCTGGCCATGCGATGATCGCGCCTGTCGGCGGGCGCGCTCGGGTATCCCGGAAACAGAAGCGCCCGCGAGGGATGATGATCCCTGCGGGCGCAATTCTGGATGATGTCAATATATATGCGATGCGGTGTCATAAGACGTCAAGATGTTTTGTGCACACCCGCATCAGGATAGCCTTGCATCCGATCAAGACAGGCCGCCAGAGCCTCGATCAATGCCGAGATATTACGGCCGGTCTTGCTCCAGCCATGCTGCCTAAGGACCGCCTCGAATGTCTCGCCATGCAGGCAGATCGCATCGACCAGCACGCGATCAAGGATCGGCTTGGCATCAGGTCCGCCACGCTTCGATGGCCGGACCCTCCGCACCGCCATGGCGACGCCAGCGCCGATCCTGCGCCGCATCAGGGCAATCTGCTCGCCCTCGGCGATGAAGGCATCCATGAACTCGCCGCCGCCGCTGGGGCCGGAACCCCGCCTCGCCTCAAGGCTGGCGCAGCGCATGCCGCCCGCATCGTGACGCTCGACAAGATCGCGATAGAGCCGCGCGACGTTGACCTGTCCCTTGCTGAACGGAGACCTGCCCGGGTTACCATCCCTATCCTTCCGCTTCGCCGCGATCCGCTCCAGCACGTCGAAGATGTCGGCCGCCCGCGCGGCGCTGAACCCGCGCCAGCCGATGCGTTCGACCTTGTAGCCGCTCTCGGCCTTTTCGTCGGGCATCACGACATGCGGCATGAACGCCACCTGCGGCCCGCGGGCCGGGGCAACGGGGATCGCCGGACCGCACCCCTCGACCGGAGTTGCGCGGGACAGGATGGCATCGAGCCGGGCCCGCTCGGCTGCTGCGCGGCCCGCGACCATTTCCCGATATTCCTTCGTCATGCCGCTTGTCCTTCCACCGGTGCCGACTGGATCGCCTCGACCTCGGCCAGGTCCTCGTGCCAATGCGCCAGCCAGGCGCGATCCTCGGCACTCGCCCGCCCGGCCTCGATGTTCTCGCGGACTATGTTGCGCCGGCGCCTGTTGCTCTCGGCCTCATCCTTCAGGCCCGAGATGAAATACTTCGTCGGCGGCGGCCCGATCTTCTTGGCGATCTGGTAGAGCTCGACCGCCCAGCCCTCGGCCATAGCCTGCCGGCCCATGGCCGAGCGGATCAGGCTGCGCGCATAGTCGCACTCGCGCGGCGGCGGCAGTTGCAGCGTCGTCGCCCAATGCTTGATCAGGCCCTCGGCCGGCCAGATGCCTTTCACCGCGTGGCGCACAATCAGATCGTGCATGCCCCGCAGGTTCTCGTCAGACATATAGGCCAACCAGCCCCGCAGCCGCGCCAGCATCTTCTCATGCTTCTCGGCGGTCATGCCGCGCTGTGCCTTCAACCCCGCCAGAGGTTCCAGCAACAGCGCATCCACCCGCGCCTCGGCTTCCGCCCTTGCCCCTGTCATCGCCATTGTCGTTTTCCCCAGCCTGCTGAGTTATCCACAAGCCGCACCGGTTCAGTGTCCGGGGATTGGCCTGTGTCTTTTCCTTTTCATGTCTCTGTCTATGTCCCTGTCGTGCAGGACAGTCCGAGATTGTCCGAGACTGTCTGAAACTGTCCTTCGGACAATTCAGGACAGTCTGGAGACGGTCCCGCCGGGCCCCTTGCCAGCCAACATGAAGGAGTGATCGGCCCAGGCGCTGATCGCGCGCTCAAGCCATGATGCCGACCGATATTCGCAGCCTTCCTTCTGCAGCCACTCATCGATCCAGCGGACAGCCGCGTCATTGGCGGCCAGATCCTTGTGATAGCCCGAGACCGTGATGCGCAGCCGCTGGAGGCGCTTCGCCGCGTTGGCGGCCTCGTTCTTGGCCCGGTTGTCCTCGCGCCGGGCGATGGCGTCCTGCAGCGACCGCAGCACCATCGGATGCGCAAGCCTGATCTCGCTGCCGCACTTCACCGGATACCACTTGTGCAGCGGACCATATTCCAGCCGGCAGAGCTGCTGGAAATGGGAATGATCGACCATCAGCAGCCGGGCCAGCAGTTCCAGATCATTCGGCAGGGTGCCGACCGGCGCCTGGTCATATGCGATGTTGATCAGGTCGAAGAACAGGGCCCGGCATTCGGGCGTGCCGCGCAGCCGCATATCGCTGTTCAGCCAGCGCCGGCGCTCCCACGCCATGAAATAATGGCTGTCGAGGCGATCCTCGACCGTGAGAGGGTATTGCTCCATCTCGCCGGTGGGCACGGCATGCAAGTGTCTCATGCCGCACCGCCTTCCGCGGCGATCTCGCCGCCGCAGGCCGCATAACCGGCGAGATCCACCCAGTTGTCGGCATGGGCCGGGTTGGTGGCGGCCCGCACCAGCTTGAGCCCGGCCATGTAGAGCGCCACATCGAGCGCGGAGCGCGGCCGGTCGCCGCGCGCGGCATCGAGGGCGCTCCAGACCTGCGCGATGGCGGCAAAGCCATCCTCGGCCTTGCCATGGGTGGCAGCGCGGTCGCGGGTCACATACTCGCCCGCGGTGGACAGGATTTCGGTGCGGATCACGATTTGTCCCTCTCGATCCGTTGATGTTCAGGCCGACCGACGATCTTTTCGGCGAGATTCCGCAGGGCGGCATGCGCAGTCTGCGGCGTCATCGCCAGCAGGGCGGCGAGGAAGATCATGACCCCGTCACGGATGCCGGCGCGGTATGCGTTCTGATGCCGAATGCGGTGCTTGCTCACAGCAGCACCCCCTGATGCAGCCCCTGGCCGTCCTCGCGGTTCATGAACCGGAAAGCCGGCTCACCGCCCTGCCAGGCCCGATCCCAGACGAACCAGGCATTGCGCTGCGGCGGCGAGCCTTCGCCGGTGAAATCCAGTTTCCAGCGCATCAGGTAGCAGTAGGAGAAGGGCTGGGCATCCAGCAGCGCGCCGAGCCCGTTGGCCCGAGCCGCCGGCCAGTCCCAGGACAGCAGCAGCGCCAGGTAATCCCAGCCCGGCATGTCCAGCGTATGGCGCAGCCAGCGGCCATGCCCGTCCCGGGCATTGATCTCGCAGAACGGCGGATTGGTGATGATCGCCCGCGCCGGGCTCTGGCCGAACGAATAGAAATCAGCCACGACCGCGTCATCGCAACCGCGGTCGATCAGGTCGGAGGCATGGCAGTCGAGACCGAAGGCCCGTATCTCGCGCACCAGGGCCCCATCGCCGCAGGCCGGCTCCCAGACCCCGCCGCATTCGCGAATCCGTTGGCCGTCACGGGCCAGCAGGCCGCGCACCGCCTCGGGCTGGCCCGTCGGATAGAAATCCTCGGCCCGGCGAACCTCGACACGCGGCCGGACGTGGACCGGGGCCTCAGGCATCAGCGGCAGCGGCTCCTTGACCGTCGCACGCTGGCCGCTGATGGCCCGGAAAAGCGGCTTGGCGGAGGGCGCGGTCATGCTTCCACCGTCGATTTTTCACACACACCTTTATTGACGGCCAGAATAACAGTGTGTATATAAATTCCATGAAGCTGGATTGGGACGAACAGAAGCGCGAACGCACCCTGCAAGAGCGGGGGCTGGACTTCGCATCGGTCGCGCAGGCGGACTGGGATGTCGCGCTGACGGTCGAAGACAGCCGCACCGACTACGGCGAGACCCGCTTCGTCAGCCTCGTTCCCATCGAAAACCGGCTTTGCGTGGTGGCCTGGTGCTGGCGCGGCGAAACGCTGCGCGTCATCAGCCTGCGCAAGGCCAATGCACGGGAAAGGAAACGCTATGAAGAAACGTGAACCCCTGATCGGCAAGGACGGCGAGGTCCGGGAACTGGACGACACGTTTTTCGCCACGGCGAAGCGCGGCCGCCCGGCCATGCCTGCCGCCGAGCGGAAAGTGCGCATGAACCTGATGATCGAGCCCGAGATTGCCGCCCAGCTCGACAAGCTCGACAACAAGAGTGCCTTCGTGAACGAGGTGCTGCGCAAGGCGCTGGGGTAACCGGCAGCGATCATTCCGCACCTCCGACACCGGCCCGCGCGTCCGCCTGCATGATCTTGACCAGCAGATACTGCGAATAGCGCGGTGTCATGCCCTGGGACAAATGCCGGCGCAGGTGCGCTTCCGAAACGCCCATGGCCAGCGCCGCCGCGCGGATCGACGGAAAATCGCGGCCGTGGATCCGCACCGGTTTGGAATTGTGCCGGGTCCAGCGCCGAGGCGCCTTCGCGCTCAGCCCCGCGCGGTCCGCGTCACCGCGCTGGCGCAGCTGGTGGCCGATCGAAGTCGGAGCGATGCCCAGAGCGGCCGCAGCCATCGAGATCGACGGATAGACCTTGCCGCGCACCCGGACCGGAACGCAGGACGGATGATGCGGGCGATGCTGAACCTTGCCCTCGCGCAGACGGCGACGCCAGTCGGCCTGGCGCTCAATCTCGGCGGCGCGGCAGGCGTCGCAGCGGCATCTGTAATACTGATAGCCGCGAGACGTGCCATGCGGGATGCTGTCGGAGGGCGAGGAGGTCATTGCTTCCGCGCCCCCTTGATCTTGTGGAAAAACTTTTCCGACTGCGACTTGAACCGGGCAACCGCGGCGGAGGATGCCCCCGCCAGCCGCACGGCCCGCCGGTGACGGGCCGCATAATACCGCTGGGCGATGCGCCACCAGATCCGCATCACTGCACCTCCGGATCGATGACCTGAAACACGGACTCGGCGCCGACCAGCGCGATCACCTTCAGCACATAGCGGAAATGCGGGGCGTTCTCGCGGCGCAGCCAGTTGCGAACCGTGCGCGGCGTCACCGGACGGCTGTCCGAGGTCAGCACATCCGCCGCAAGCTCGGCCAGTTCGTTCTCGCTCCGCGCCTCGGGGAAGGCCCGCCAGAGCAGCCCGGCGAACCAGGCGCGCTCGGCCTCCTCGGCGCCGCATTTTCGGAAAGACATTTCAGATGATCCTGTGCTGTTGTGTCCCCGTGCAGACGGACGATCACCAGAACGGAAAGAGGGCGCGGGATGATGAACAGTCATGCCGCGTCCTCGGAGGTGGGGGGAGGGTTGAAGAGATCAGCCAAGTCTGGCCGCACTGCATCGACCGAAAGGCCAAGGGCGTTTGCAAACGCGAGTGCTCTATCCGTGCCGATACGCCGCTTGCCTCGCTCAATGAGACTCAGCATGCCCCGGGAAATGCCAGCGGCTTCGCAGATCTGCGCCCTAGAGAGGCCGTTGGTCTTAATGTGCGCGGTCAGGTCCATGCCCCTGTTTTACATAGTGTGAATTTTACATCAAGTGAATTTTCACACTGTGTTTCTGGCCGGGCGCGGCCGGGGCATGCGATGCCTCGCTTCATGAGATTTCGACTCAGAGAGCTGCGCGACGCAAACGGCCTGACCCAGGAGCAGATGGCCGAGCGCCTCGGCATATCCGTCTCTCTCTACAACGGTCTGGAGAACGGTAAGCGGCGTATGAATGCTGACTACATAGAGGGCGCAGCTGGGATTTTCCGGATCCCCCCATCAGAACTGATCGCGGACGATCCGTATCCAATTGCCGTCGCAGGCCAGGTTGGTGCCGGCGCACAGGTGCCGCTTGAGGACCCCTACCCGAAAGGCGACGGAATTTTCCGAGTTGCCGCCCCGGCGCAGCTGCTGCGACACGGCCCGCCGCGCGGGATCGTTGCGGTCGAGGTCGAAGGCGATTCCATGGTGCCGATGTATCAGCCGGGCGACGTGCTTTTCTACACGCGCGCCACCCATGAGGGCATCCCGGAGGAGGACATCGGTCGCCCCTGCATCGTCGAGGACGCAGAGGGCAATGCCTGGGTCAAGCAGGTGAAGCGCGGCGATGAGCCCGGCCTGTTCCACCTGATCAGCCTGAACCCGACCTCGGAGACCAGACACAACCAGCGCATCAAGTGGGCGGCAAGGGTCAGGCTGGCGCTGCCCGGCGAGATGGTGGAAAGAATACCCAGTTAAACAATTGAAATAATTGAGTGAAAATTGCCAGTTAGTAAATTTCCCTACAAAGGTAGATACGAAGGCTCTGACTTCACGATTGACGAGGTGATCTCCTCGCTGGCGGCGCAGCGCCTGTTGATCAAGCAAGCGGTGGGATTCCTCGAAGCACTTGACCCCAACTACGATCCGCAGAAAGTAGTGATACGGGTCCTCTCCATTGAGGAGGGGTCGCTGATCTGGGACCTACTCATCGAAATATGGGGAACTTACCAGAAGGAACTAACTGAACAGGTAACCGGCAGCATCGAAAAGGCAACGGGTGTGGATATACCGGAGGCATATGAACCCTTGGTAGCCATTGCCGTCATGGCCGTTGTCTACTGGGGCTTACGGTATGCATATGACCGGGTAGCAAGACGTAAAGAAAAGAAGGGCGATGAACCGCCAAAGCCTTCGATCCACATTGAGGGAAACTACAATACGGTGATCCAGCTTGTGGCTGACAAGGTGGAGAGCGCCCCTGAGTGGGTGGATAGTGTGCTCAACGAAAAACTTTACCCCGACCGCATCAAAGTTGTTAAGGCGGCCACGGATTTTGTGCGCCCGGCCAAGCACAGGGATGCATCTATATCCGTAGAAAACGCACCAGATGTCCCAGCACAAGCTATAGCCGAGGTGCCTTCCGATTCCGAACTGAGCCAGACGTCGGAACCTGTATTCACACCACTTGAAGACGCCACAATGCTCATCCGAGGTACTGATCGCGATAGTCACCAGGCAGGCTGGCGTGGGTTGATTGAGGATGATGAGCGGTTTCCAAAGCGTCTACCGATCCGGCTTTCGCCGACAATCGACCCAGAGGAGCTAGCGGATCTGCCAAAAATCAGGGTAACAGGCACAGTGGAGGGCGAGAGGTTCTTCGACGGCACCTATGTGCCTCGACGTGTGCACCTTTATTCTTATACCCCAGATTCGGACTAACCATCTATCCAAACCCAAGATCCAATGCCCGCCCTCGGCGGGCTTTTTCATGCGCCGCGGCCCGGCGCCGGCGGGTGCGCATCCTCGCCCACCCTGCGGGCAGGATAATGTCAGTATGAATTTTACACAATGTGAAAATCAAGCTTGACCTGAAATTCACACTATGTAAATTTCCCCCATCGGCACCCCGCCGAATGGGAGACCTCTGGTGACGACCCTCAAGACCGAGACGCAGGCGGCCGAGGTTTCGGCTGCTGGTGATCTGATTGTTCGTTTTCGCGATGGGCAGGAGCTCATGATCCGCAACGTCAGCGCGAAAGACGCCGACACCCTGTTCGGCCACTTGGCCAACATGCCCATGGACGGGATTTCGAACTGCTTTGCAGCCATTCGTCAGCCCGAGCGGTCTGTGGCCATCAACCTCGTTGATGTGTCCGCCGTCCGGTTCAAGCCTCAGGGTGCAGCATGACCCCCGCTCGCAATCATTTCTCGGTCGAGGGTGCGCGTCGGCGGCGGGTCGAGGCCGAGGCGGATGAGATCGCCATGCGGGCCGTGCATCGGCGGCAGGATGGCGTTCCCGTTCATGACTTTGCGCCTGACGGTGATCCCTTCGTGATCTACGGGATTCCCGAGGCTGATGGCCGAGGTTCCGAGCGTCGGCCGATCGCCTGGGGCGTGGTGTTCCTCTGGATCGGGGTTCTGGTGCTGGTGTTCGCCGGGATGGGG